GTAATATGTGTACCCTACATCCTCAAGAACAGTGTGAATGCCCAGGAGTTCCCCCGTTCAAGATGAAACCGAGAGAAAGGATGATAAGTTACGAATGGAAAGGTCCGATGCGCTGCCATCATAGTGAGGTGTGTCCATGCGATTTAATTTTAACCTTCAGGAGTACATTGCAGGTAGAGCCAGTATTAATACCTCGTGTGACGGAAGGACGACTTAGATCTAAAGAAGAAATGTTAGCATTGACTGTTTCTCACGTGGAAAGTTTATTTGTGGTGACAGGCGGGATAGTGGTTCAGAAGAAGAAGGGACTTAACCAAGATGTTAAAATTCGTAATGCTATTAAAGCAACAGGCCATACTAATATTCATGAGATTTTAGCACCATCAAGCAGAGTGATAGCCGCAAAAGATGACCCCCTTCAAATACCTTCTAAAGGAGTGGAAGAAGCTGTGAAGAAAGCAGATATGGAAACTTTCAGAGAATTGTACGGAATAGATAAAGATTATGCCTGGTACAAAAAAGAGGTGTTCCGTCCTTTAGCGTGTATGACAAATAATAGGTCTGTGAAGAAGAATCAAGAAATTTGTAGCTTATTAGGACTAGTTTTACAAACACAGTCTCAATACAACAAGGCATTTGGAGGAACCAATCAACGCCCACATGTTATTTCAGCAATGAGGGGAATGGATGATGAAAAGGTAGTTCGGATTATAGCCAAACACAGTCGACCTACGGATGTTATAACAGATTCCTTGAAAAGAGTAATGGATCATGTTCCAGAGGCATTAGATTACATGTATAATTCGTTTGATGTCATGGACAAAATAGGGAAATGTGATCCAGTCGTGACAATGGAGCGAACCAGAGACTTGTATCTAGGAGCAGCAGCAGGATATTTCCTAGGCCCAACTGAAGTGAAGGAAGTAATGGAAGATGTACTATTGGAAGTTAATCCGAGTGGAAAGAAAATTCATGCATTTCAACCTGTAATGAAAGCTTCTCAAAACTTTTGGACAGGGATGCAACCAATTCCAGTGATTTTTACACAGTCTTGGAAAACTGAAACAAAGTATTCCTGGGTAGATCAAATATTTACTGAAACATGGGAAAAATTTGTTGGAAAAGCAAGAACATTTGAAATAGGTAATGAATTCTTCATAGTCCAAGAAAAAGTGTGTCAAACAGTTAGGATGTTGTTAGAAAGGTGGGGAGGAATTTGTATTGGAATGAAATGGCCTCGAGGCGGAGCACATGAATTCGCCAAACAGTTCGGAATAGAACCTGGTCTAGAATCTTTTAATAAGTTGGGAGATGGAGATTTCTCATCATTAGATCAAACAATACATTATGTTTTCTTACAATTGTTTTACACAATGGGTGGAGTGTACTTTGATCCTAATGGAAAACACTACAAGGTAATGGTACGGATATTAGAATATGTTGCTCGACAAATATCAGCGAGAGTCGTACACTTATGTGCACGTATGTGGGCAGTCGTAATAGGTAAGATGCCTACAGGAGCATGGATGACGGCACATGGAAACTCATGGATAGTTTGTTTGTACTATTATTTGTTTTGTGTTATGCAATTTTACAAAATGAGACCGGAACTTAGAGAGAGATTTCAGATGAGTTTAATGCAATCTTACGTTCAGGCAAAAGTTTATGGAGATGATCATATTTTGAAAAATAAAAGAGATTATGAAATTGACGCATACATTGGGGAAGTACAGTTCGCTACATGGGTATCTCGATATGTGGGAGCCACAATCAGAGATGTGAGAACCGATGTTCCCTTTGTATCAGAAAAAGGTGGCATGGGACAAATAAAGAAAGAAAATATTGTGATGTTAAAACAATTTTTTGTACGAAACAGGAATACCGGAAAAGGGCAAGCCGACTATCTGCCCCATAGAGCAGCAAGGGATTTTGCTATTAGGGCTGTCTGGGGATCTACAGTGCGAAAAAGAGATATATATGACATCATACTATCCACAGTCGGACATGCTTACGGGACGTATGCATCAAATTATCATGCATGGGTATGGTTAAAGCGACTTCATGTAGCAGCAACAAATGCAATTCCAAAGGATGAGAGAGAAAGAACCTTGGGGATGTTGACATCGCGAATAGAGACGCCTGATCATGTAAAACGAATGAGACAATCATCTATAACAATTGAACAAATGGTGGGAGCTTTTCCCTCGTACGAGTTATTGGAGGACAAAAACATATACGATCCAGTATATCATATAACTTGTAAGACGGACACGTTAAATGATTGAATGTCATAAATTTACTGTTTAAAGACAGCGATTATCACTATCGTAAAGTGAGAAGCA